ATAACTTTTAGCTATAATGGGCGATGTGTTTTTGCTTTACTAAGTATAAGGTGCGTATTCATTGGGCTGTAGCGGTTTTCTTGTTATTTTTACTATGTAAAACTAAAAAAACTAAGCAAAAACCCTTATAAATCAACAACTTAGTCAAAAGTAGTAAAATAGTAAGCCCCCTATAAATAAACACTTTATTAAATACCCTTAAATACCTTTAGTAATTAACCCTAAACAACTTTTTGAGCTATTAAAAAATATTATTTAATGTATGTACTATCTACTATATATATATAAGGTATTGATTCTAAAGAAGTTTTCCTTAGTAAAAAAATAGTAAAATTACTATAACTTTATCATAGATTAAATTTTCTTTACATTTATGACTATATGGATATATAATTCAATTCTACATTGATTGAGGGGGTTTTTATGAAAGTGACAAAATTTGTCAAGGCCGGATCATTGAGGGGTGGGCTGTTTTTAGCGACACAATACGGTATTGTGTATAAAACGATCAGATCGAAAGGGGTGTATTATGTCTTTTATCGGTAAAACATCATTACAGCGACCCTGTAATGTTGAAGTTTTTGATGATGAACACACTAGATTATTCTGGCAAAAAGAAATCGGGGCTAGCGTTTGGACGAAAGGAAAGGCTAAAATCGAGCTGCTATCATGGTATTATTTAACCGTTGATGGTGTCGATATGGGTGCGTTTAAAACACTGGATGAAGCAAAAGAGGTGGGGAAAAATGTTTAATATTGGGGATAAAGTTAAGCGCAAAGATGGAGATGATTTTAAAAATGGGGCTGCGGTGTTAGTGGTCGATTCAGTCTCGGAAGGGTTTGCCAGCCTTGGCCACCCTAGCACTTTTCATGCTCATGTGAGTATTTATGAATTGGAGCTGGCAGTAGTAGAAGACCGCACAGCCTGGCACCCACATCACGACTTGATTGTGGCGTGGGCTAAGGGGGCTAGGATACAAAGGCAATCCTGTGGAGAGTGGTGTAATACCGACTCACCATCATGGAGCCCTAGTATTGAATACCGTATAGCCACCCCAATAGATGAGGCGGTGGAAAAGCTAGAGCAAAAAATACTGATAATAAAAGCGCAGATTAAATGTTTGAGGGGTCAATGACTAAGAAATGCCCTCACTGTAAAGAGCCATTGGTGTCACTGCGCAGCATTGGTAAGAAGCTGTGCAGTGGCTGCAAACAGTATTGGCCGTTTAACCTTAAGCCATCGCAGAAACCTTTACACCAACATACGCGATAACCTATACTCCGAACATTGTGCCGGTGGCACTCTAAACTATTCCGGTGGGGTAATAATGAACGAATATACAACGAGGCAGGTCGGCGACCTATTGCCTTATGTGAACAACTCACGGACGCATTCAAGCGACCAAGTGGCGCAAGTAGCCGCCAGCATTAAAGAATTCGGCTTCACCAACCCCATACTGATTGATGAGCAGAACGGCATTATAGCCGGTCATGGCAGGCTGTTAGCTGCTCAAAAATTAAGCATGGCCGAAGTTCCCTGCATTGTTTTAGCCGGATTAACCGATGCACAGAAAAAGGCTTATGTGATTGCCGATAACCAACTGGCCTTAAATGCAGGCTGGGATTTAGACGCACTGAGGCTTGAGGTTGAGCACCTGCAAGAGGTTGATTTTGACGTTGGCCTGCTTGGCTTTGAAGATGAGTTTATCGATGGGCTGCTAGAGGATGAGCCTATGGATGGACTAACAGACGAGGACGAATGCCCAGAACCACCAGAACAGCCGGTAAGTGTATTGGGCGACGTATGGCAGCTTGGCAACCACAGGCTTATGTGCGGCGATTCAACCAGTATTGATGCGGTTGATAGACTTATGGATGGTAATTCAGTAGATATATTGTTTACTGACCCGCCTTATAATGTGGCGTTTAATGGCCGTAGCGGTAAGCACGATATAATAAAAAATGATAATTTGAGCGATGGCGATTTCGGCTCATTCATTGATAATGTGATACAGACAATCAAAACAATAGACCCGCCTGTTTATTATATCTGGTGCAATTGGAAATTTTACGGGATATTGCAGGAGACCCTCGAATATAAGAGCTGTATCGTGTGGGCTAAGAATGTGTTTGGTATGGGCAACGGTTATCGCCATCAGCATGAATTTTGTTTATATAACGGAAAGATCGACGGCCATATAAAAAACGAGTCTGACTTGTGGGAGGTCAAGAAAGATCATGCCTACGTTCACCCAACGCAAAAGCCGGTTGCGCTAAGCGTGAGAGCATTCAGTAACCATATTAAGCAAAAAAACGTCCTTGATTTGTTTGGCGGTTCAGGTTCGACCCTGATAGGCGCAGAAGAAACAAACCGCAATGCCTACCTAATGGAGCTAGACGAAAAGTACGTTGATGTAATTATAAAGCGCTGGGAAGCATTCACAGGTAAAGAGGCTGTTCACATAGAAACAGGCAAAACATACCGCGAATTAGCTATATCAAAAAATATCGATATAGATGGCGAGGTGGCATAATGGCTAAAGCGGGCCGCCCAGCGCTCGAGATAACCGAGCAGGTATGCAAAAAGGCTGAAAAGCCCACCCTCGAGAAGAAAGCCCCGGCCAAGAAAATGGCGGCAGCTAAAAAGAAGCCAGCCGCTAAAAAGCCAGCCGCCAAGCGCGGGCGCGGTCGGCCTAAGTGGGTGCCGTCTGAGAAAGAAATACAACAAGCGCAGCAATTAGCCGCCCAAGGCCTTACTGTTGAGCAGGTTGCCCGCTCGCTAGGCGTGGGCGCGACTGCTTTCTTTGAGCGCCAGCAGGAATACCCCGAATTAATGGAAGCGATGTTGAACGGCAGGGCTAAGGGCGTGGCCACTATATCCAACGCGCTATTTGTAAAAGCTAAGGGCGGCGATAATACGGCGATGATTTTTTACCTAAAGAACCGCGCGCCTAATGAGTGGAAAGACCGCGTGGAGCATACAGCGCCGCCCACAGCACCCATTAGAATCAATATCACAAGAGCAGTGCGTAAGTGAGCGCCAATATAGACGTGGCATTAACCGAGCCGCAAGAAGACTTTTGTTTTAGTGATGCGCCATTTCCCGCCATTGTTGGTGGGCTAGGCAGTGGTAAATCCAGAGCGGGCACGTTCCGCCTATTGCTCAAGATGATAGAAACCCCAGGCGCTAACGGGGCTTACTACATGCCTACGTATGACCTGCTAAAGCTTAGGGGCATGCCTGGGCTTGAAGATGATTTAATAAGTCTCGGCCTATTCTATACAATCAATAAATCTAATTACTCAATTAATGTTTTGGGCTTAGGCTTTGTTATATTCCGTTCCTATGATAACCCTAACCGCATCATTGCCTATGAGGTGGCGCACTCTATCGTCGATGAGCTGGATACGCTACCAATAGATAAAGCCGCCGAGGTATGGCGCAAAATCACAGAACGTAACCGCCAAGACGTTGGAGTTCCTAATACTATAGGGTGTGTGACCACGCCGGATCAGGGACTCAGTGGGTACGTGTACCAGAAATGGGTGGAGCAGCGCAGCGAGGGCTATGAGCTAATCAAGGCACCGACCGACAGCAACCCCTTTATACCCGATGATTACGTTGAGAATATCAGAAAGAATTATGATGAAAAACTGGCTGAAATGTACATTAGTGGCGAGTTTGTGTCGCTGTCAGATAATAAAGTTTATCACTATTTTGACCGGCTGCGGCATCATAGCGACCGTGTGCTTCTGGATAGTGATGCTGTTGTCTGTGTATCTATTGACTTTAATGTGGGCGGCTGCTGTAGCGTCGTATCAGTTATTGATAGCGGCTACCCTATAGCGGTCGATGAGTTTGTGAGTAATGACACGCACGACTTTGTAAACCAATTAGCTAACCGATTAGCGGGCCGCACTGTGATAGTGTTCCCCGATGCGAGCGGCAAGGCCAATAGCACCAATGCCACGGCGTCCGATATTCAGATCATTAAGGGGGCTGGGTATCAGGTAGAAGTGAACGCTGCTAACCCTAGAATTAAGAATCGTGTGAATGCAGTTAATAAATTGTTATCCCATAATAACCTAAAAATAAACACAGATAAGTGCAAGCGCTTAACGCATGCGCTAGAATCGCAGGGGTACAACAAGAAAGGTGAGCCAGAGAAGTTCGACAATCATCCGGCAATTGATGATTGGACGGATAACTTCGGTTATTTTGTCGCCAAACGATACCCAATAACCGCGCCGAATTACGGTAGCGTAACTGTTCAAGGATTTTAAATATGCCTATTAATGAGCCTAGCGCTGCCTACAAGAGCGCCGCTACACAAGTGGCAAGGGTGCGCGATTGTGCTGCTGGTTCCGATGCTATCAAGGCAAAGGGTGACACATACCTACCTAAGCTGGACGCACAAACTGAGCAGCAATACAACGCCTATAAAGCCCGAGGTTATTATTTGCCCGTGGTGGCTCCAAGTGTTAAGGCGCTAACCGGCGCTATTATGCGTAAGCCATTGACCAATGATAAGTCTGACACCCTGGAAGTTGATTTCAACGGGCTAACCGATGACGAGGTGGCAACGCTAGCCTGTGCCGAGCTGTTTGTGGCCGGGCGTGGTGGCTACCTTGTTGAGGTAGACAAGGCCAAGTTTTATAGCCGTGAATCAATCATTAATGAAGGCGAGAATTTTATAGCGTTGTTGCAGCAATATAAGGTTGCGAGCGATGATCCCTATACGCCTGTATTCAGGGACGAAATACTAGAGCTAACCATTATCGATGGTATTTATACACAGCGTATATGGAGGCAGATAGGCAAGAGCAAGAAGTTCCAGGTAACCAATGTTATCGTGCCCAACCGCCGTGGTGAGCCATTAGATTTTATACCGTTCGTGTTATTTAACACGTTCACTGCTAGCGATAAGCTAACCCCCCCAGCGCTGCTAGAAATGTCCGATATTTCATTGGATCATTACCGCCTGGCCACCGACCTACGCCATGGCCTGCATTTCACAGCATTGCCTACTATGTTTGTGTTCGGTGATATGCGCGACGACAAGGGTAACCCTATACAGTTAAAAGTGGGTCCAGGCAGCGCTAACCACATCACTGATACCACAGGGCGGGCTGAACTGCTGGAGTTTACGGGTGCGGGCCTTGGCTCTATACGTGAAACCATTAGCGATGACCTGAAAGAGATTGCGGCGGTTGGTGCTCGTATGTTTCAGGACAACTCCAGCGGTGTTCGTGCGGCTGAGACTGCACGTATTGAGCAATCAGGTGAGAGCGCTACATTAGCTACCATTGCTAACAGTGTGGGCAAGGCACTAACGCAGGTATACAACCATGCAGCATGGTGGGCTGGTGATGAGAGTGACCCGGTAACTGTAACGCTAAACACTGACTTTCTAAGCACTAACTTATCAGCGCAGGACATTACTGCATTGATGGGCGCTTATATTCAGGGCGGTCTATCGCTTGACGACTTCTTATGGAACATGAAACAAGGCGAGCGCTTAATGCCCGGGGTATCGCTTGAGGATACTAAAGCTAAAATCCAAGGCGGGGAATTAGACCTTGGCTAAGGCTCCAGAGCAAACCATAGAGGCCGAAACCCGTCATAGCGTGTTTGTTAATCGATACGCTGGCGGGTTATCCAATGATTTCGTGCCGTTCCTTGAAAGGCTAGGGCGTGATATTGATAGCCGCCTAGCTAAAGAGGGTGCGACTATCGCGAGTGCTGCAAGGCTTAGGGCTTTGAATAAAGACGTTCGCGAATTGCAGGCTGAGATATACGCCAGCTATCAAGAGTCGTTATTTGATGATCTCGAAGGCTTCTCAGAGCATGAGGGTGAATTCGAGCATACCCTGCTAGGCAAGACGGCACCGACCTACGATTTCGACCTACCCTCCACCACCCAGCTATGGAGCGCTTCAAAGGCTGTCCCGTTGGTATTGCCTGCTACTGAGACTGCTAAGTTTTTAAACCCGTTTATTAAAGATTGGTCGAAGACTGAGATTAAAAAGGTTAATGACCTGATTCAGTTCGGCTTTGCTCAGGGGCAAACTATTGATGAAATGACCAGGGCGGTTAATCAACGGCTAGGCAAGCAAACAAAGGCCAACAATAAAGCGGTGGTACGTACTGCGGTAAACCATACATCGACAACCGCCCGTGAGCGCACCATGCGAGAGAACGACGATATAGTGGTGGGCTATAAGATTGTGGCCACACTGGACAGCAGAACGTCCGATGTGTGCAAGGGCTATGATGGCCTAGAGGTCAAGTGGTCGGACAGCAACCACCCCCGGCCCCCGTTCCATCCCAATTGCCGAACCACTACAGCGCCTCTATTAGATGAGCGGTTTTCAGCTAAGGACGAGGATGGCGTAAGGGCAAGTACCGGCGCACAGGGTGGCCAGCCTACCAAGGCCGACCAAACCTATTACGAGTGGTTAAAGAACCAGGGTAGCACTAAGGGTGGGCGCGAGTTTGTGTTTGAAACGCTGGGCAATGACCGGGGCAAGCTGTTACTAGATGGCGGGTTAACATCGGATAAGTTTAAGAAACTAACCACTGATGATCTATTTGCGCCCATAACCTTAAAAGAATTGAAGAAAAAGGACTCACTTTCTACAGCTTTCGACAAGGCTGGTATATAATTCCCAACGAGGCTTACCGGCGGTAGGCCATAATCTTAAAAGGTAATAACCATGCTTACGTATAAAATTGACGGTGAACAACTGGCGGCGCTAGATGATAACCTCAAATCACTCTATAAAGAAAAGGACGGCTTTCATTTCTTAGAGGTAGAGGGCGCAACGTCTAAAGATAAAATTGATGAGTTCCGCACGAACAATATAAGCCTTCAAGACCAGCTAAAAAAGTTCGATGGCGTTGATTTAGATAAATATACAGCCCTGCAAGAAACAGAGCGCAAGCTGCGTAACAAAGAACTCATTGATAAGGGTGATTTTGATACCTTATTAAAAGAGCATACCAATACCATGCAAAGCGATTTCACCGGCAAGCTATCCGTGGCACAGGCACAGATTGACGAGCTAACCGGCAAAAACAAATCAATGGTAAATCGTTATGAGATCGAAGGCGCAGCACAAAAAGCATTCTCGGCAAACCATATCCGCCCAGAGGCGCAAGCTGCAATCATGGCGCAAATTAAAAGCACCTTCACCGTCAATGGCGAATCAGTCGTTGCAATGGAAGGCGACAACATAATGACCGGGGCCGATGGTAACCTTACTGTAAATGAGTTCGTGAGCGCACAGCCTGAGTTTATGAAGGTGCCCAGTGAGGCCGGTGCAGGCAGTGGTAGCGAGAGCAGTACCCCCGCTGGTGGCGACAAATTAGCGGCCAAAAGGGCGGCAGTTGCAAAGCTCGTAGGCAAGGGCTAGAATACCACTACATACGAAAGGTTACCGGCGGTAATCTACTTTTGCGGCGCAAGAGATTAGTATTAAAAACACTATTCCCTATGCGCCGTTTTTGGCTTTAGGGGTCAAAAACTTAAAAGGTAAATTATCATGGCTACTCAAACATTAGCCCAAGCGGGCCTACACATTAGCGACGAGATTGTAAGCGGCGTTGTTGAAGACATTATCACCACTAACCCTATCTGGAATGTAATGCCTTGGACTGGTTACGCTGGTCAAGCAATTCTAGTTAACCGCGAGGACGTATTGGGCGACGCTCAACACTTAGCGATTGGCGGCACCATTACTGCTAAAGCTCCTAGCGAAGCGGTACAAACTCCATTCACAGCAGTTACCACTCTCGGTGATGCTGAAATGAATGGCTTGGTTCAAGCGCAATCATTGTCCGGCGGTGTCGATCAACTTATGGCTGAGATTACCTCAAAAGCTAAAAGCGTTGGTCGCTTATTGCAAGCGGGCATGGCTACAGGCACAGGCACTAGCCCAGAGCTGCATTCAATGCACACTTTGTGTGATGCTTCGCAGTACACCACAGCGTCGGCTGGACAAGCGTTATCGTTTGAGCTGTTAGATGAGTTGCTTGATTTAGTTAAGGCCAAAGATGGCGAGGTTGATTTCTTGCAAATGCCAGGGCGTACACTTCGCAGCTACCGCACCTTAGTGCGTGCATTGGGCGGCGTTAATGAAACTATGGCATTCGATATGGGTAACGGTCGTTCACGCAACGTCGATACTTATAACGGTATCCCAATGTTCCAAAACGATTACTTGTCAGTAGCTGAAACTGCTAACGGCGCGGCATTAACGGGTGGCGCATTAGCCTCTGTTTACGCTGGCTGTTTCGACGATGGCACTAGCAAGATTGGCGTTTCAATGATTCACCCCGAAGGCGTACCCGTTGGCGTAGCAGTTGAAAACGTTGGCGTGGCAGAAACTAAAGATGAGTCGATCACCCGTGTTAAATCTTACAGTAACTTTGTAAGCTTCAACCGCCGTGGCCTTGCTCGCTTGCCTTCAATTAGCAACTAAGTTTCACCACCCCAGTTAGGCGGGGTACACCCCCGCCCTTTTTTATTTCTTAGGAGCTATAACGATGGCTAAGTCAAAACCAGCGCCAGAAGCACCAAAAACAATTACAGTTGCAGCGGCTATACGCCAAGTGCCACCATCTGGCGAAACACGTACCCTATGGGGCGTTACATTTACCTCTGTTGATGAAAAATTAGTTGCTGAATTGCCTGCTAAAGAGGCCGAGGCAATGATTGAATGTGGTCGTGCTGAGAAAGTTTAATGTCTGTTATTTATCACGACTTTGACGAGCTGACAGAGGATGGCTCGTCAATACCGCACAACGTGCCATTGTCAGGCGATTACCTGTTTTACGTTAACGGTGATTTTGATGGTGGCAAGTTATTGCTTGAATCAAGCATTAACGATTCAGATTTCTACACAATATATTTCAAAACTGTGCCAGGGCGCGCCCCGGTGACATTATCCACAGGCGAAAAAATACGTGTTACGCTCGTTGATTCAGGTGGTGCGGCTTCATTATTTAGCGGGGTTAGACAGTGACAATTATTGTTGAAGATGGCGGCCAGGTTAGCGGTGCCAATAGTTATGTGTCGCTGGCCGATGCCCGCACATTGCTGGCTGATTATGGCCAGGATTTAGACGCCGATGACACAATAGCTGAGCAGCAATTGCTATCGTCTATGCGCTACATTGAGGCATACCGTGAGCAGTTCAAAGGCTATAAGCTAACCCGTGAGCAGTCGCTACAATGGCCGCGTGGCGATGTTTATATCGATGGGTGGTTATCGCCCAGCGATGAAATACCCGTTGAACTGCCAAGGGGTCAGGTGTTCGCTGCTTATGAAATAGCAAATGGTGAGAGCCTACAGGCCAACGACTCAGGCCGCAAAGTATCCAAAGAAAAAGTTGATGTTATCGAGGTGGCTTATTTTGAGAGCTCAGCCACGGAAGCGAGCGTTCGCTATACCAGGGTAGATGATGAATTAAGCGCGCTATTGGATTCAACCAGCTCGCTTACACTAGCAAGGACATAATACAGTGGATGGGAATTTTGTGCACAAGGGATTGCCAGACGACCTACTTACCCCACAGTCTGAAACAGCTAGGCGGCTAAAGGTTAGCGCTCAATCGGCAGTTGTCGAAAGAATGTCTAGCGGCCAAGTGTTTGTTGGTGCCGCCACCCGCACGGGGGTCATACCCGCAAGCCTCTTTTACACAGCGATTGAAACAGGGGCCAACTGGCTTGTGGTTGATAATATCGATGTTGAATTTGATTTTAGTGCTATATCGGACGGTAAATTCACCTACAACGTGACGGGCTATGTGGAGATATCGGACATAAGCGATTTCACCTATAGCGGCGGGGCGTTGTTACCGGTGGGTCGAAGTATGAACGCGGCCCTGATTAATACTGCACCCACCACTATGGTTAAGCGCGACGTTACGGCTGATACGTTAACCGGGCAAGCCGACTACCCGCTGTTTTATGCGTCTTATTTCATGGATACGAGCGGCAACAGACAAACACTAACCTCGACTAAAAACTCTTTTTTTGGCGATGGCAGGCTGATAATGATACCGCCTAATTCCGTTGTGTTGGTTGAGAGCAGTGCAACAGGAACCACGGTTGAGCCTGTAGATATATCGTCGGTATTTTTTACCCGCGAATTCGCAGCAGAGGATTTATTTTAGATGGCTAGTTTTTACGGCAATATGCAGGCAACATCGACCAAGCTTTTAACTAAGTACGGCAGCCCAGCTAGTTATGTGATTGAGCGCACCACTGGGGCTACACTAGACCCGGTTACAGGCGACTACACAGGCGGTAGTGCAACGAACACCACGCTGGTTGGTATCGCCACAAAGCTCCCTAAGACGCTTATCGACGACACCCGTATACTGGCCACAGACAGCATGTATATTTTTGACCCTGCTTTCGAGGTGGTTATGTCCGATGTGTTGGTGGATGGCGGTGTGAGAAAGGTGGTGGTTGATGTTGCAGCCGTGAAGCCAGCCGACGACGTTGTGATGTATAAGGTGATCGCCCGTGGCTAAGACGGTAGGGTTTGACCAGTTGGGGCAAGCGTTATCCAAGATGGTGGCCAAGGCCGCTGGTCAAGGCATGGAGGTTAGCAGTAAGGTTTATCGCGCTTCTGGCATTCAGTTGTTTAGTGATGTTATTGAGCGCACGCCGGTTGATGAGGGTAGGCTGCGAGGTAATTGGTTTGTGTCCGTTGGTAGCCCCAGTAGTGAAACTACCAGCTCAAAAGCAGCACAGAACCCGGCCAGCAAAATGCCTAAAGATGCTATCAAAAAGAAAGTATTTTTAACCAACAATCTACCCTATGCTGAGACTGTTGAGTTTGGCAAGTTTGGCAAGGGCGACGGCAAGACTGGTAAGACCACTGGGAGCGGCTATTCAAGTCAGGCCCCGGCTGGTATGATGCGTATTAGCGTAAGGCGGTGGCCCGCAATACTCAAAACAATTGCAGCAAAGCAGGCGGCTAAATGACAGTCTACGACACACATCAAACGCTCATGCAATCACTTGAAGATTTAGCGCTGGGGCTCGATACCGCTTACGAGAATGCGGATTTTACACCGCCCGATAATGCGCTATGGCTGGCAGCAACTATAATACCCGCTGGCGTTGATTCATTAATGAAAGATTCGCTAGGGCTTGATGACCGTGTGGGCATATTTCAGATAAGTATTTATGCACCATCCGGGACTGGCACAGGCGAATCATTACGCCTAGCGGAAACATTAACAAACTACTATAAACATGGCCTACAATTAGACGATGTTTTTATTGCCGCCTCAGGGCGCAATGGTGGCAGAAATACCGACGCATGGTATATAATCGACGTATCAATTAATTACACAGCAACAACGCAAAGGGTTTAAATTATGTCAACTACAGGCGCAATTAACGGCACAACTGTCGTAGTAGCAATGGGCGACGGCGAAGTGGTAGAAGCTTTTACTGCCATCGGCGGCCAAAACTCGCACTCAATGACGTTAAATAATGCGATCATTGATGTTACAAATAAAAGCTCGGCCTCGTTTCGTGAGCTGTTAGCGGACGAGGGTACGCAATCGCTTGATCTAAGTGTTGAGCTTACTTTTAATAGTGAAGCAACATTCACACTATTGAAGGCTGCGGCCTCTGCTAAGACGGCTGACAACTACCAGATCGCCCGTGGTGGTGAAGTTATCGAGGGGCCGTTTATGATTGCGTCCTGGGCTGAGACTTCACCAGACGGTGACAAGCTTACAGCTAGCGTAAGCCTTCAATCACAGGATGCTTGGACGATCGTATAAATGTCAACCATTGGAGCTTTAAACGGCACTGATGTATTTTTGCGTGTGTTCGATGGCGTTAATTGGTTAAATGTTGGCGGGCAGGTTTCCCACTCGTCAACATTTAATACAGCGTTGATTGATATTACGAATAAATTTAGCGGTTCTGTTCGTGAACTACTGTCGGGCGAAGGCTCGCAGAACATGGACGTTACTGCGGAGTTTATTTTCGTTTCCGATGCAAGTTTTAACCTCATGCAGCAAGCCGCGAGAACCCGGTCGATCATGCTTTTCCAAGTATGGCGCGGCATGGGTGACGTTGATGAACTTGCTATGGCGGTGACTTCTTTTGCTGAAACTGTTAGCGATAGTGCTGCGGTAACGGCCTCTATTTCGTTTCAATCGTCCGACGCTATACAGCGATCGCTTGCTTTTGAATTCTTTAATGTTACGCCAGAGGGGCAGTTTTTGGTCGCTGGTGACATACCTTTTGCGGTGACAATATGACATATACAACAGCAAAGAGCGGCCCAGAAGTAGACCGCCTTTTAGACCTTGCACAGGAACCGCTAAGCACTGAGGTGGATTTTAACGCCCGTGTAGAGCAGAATAAAAACCTCTATGCAGGTAGTGGGTTTATTGAGTATGGGAAGCGTTATGACTCTTCTAGCTATGCGGCTGTCAATGAGGGGATGCAATCCGGCAATCAGGTTTCGGGGTCGGGCTTAGAGCAGTTGTATATGGGTAGTGATGCTAGCGGCACTCCTCTTGCTGGGGTAAGCAGAAACCCAGAGCCTTTAGTTAGTGTTAACGGGGTTACGCAAAAGTTACATTATGTAGACTCAACCTCTGCTTTGCTTTCAAACGCTATTTCATTCCCACCAGCCCCAGACGGTACAGCGACATACGATAGCACCACTGGGGTTAAGACTGTCCACGTTGATACGGCGACGGCTTTTGCGAGCTTAGAGAAAGCTGTCAATGGTGATTTTGCTACCGACACCGACTGGACTAAGGGCACTGGCTGGACGATAGCGGGCGGTGTGGCTAACAAAGTCTCGGGTGTTTCCGGAACGTTCCTTACGCAGGCGGGTAGCCTTATTGAAGGGGCAGACTACGAGGTTGGTTACACAGTTAGTAACTACACCGGCACAGGCAATTTTAGTGTGCGGGTCGGTGGTTTCAGTGGTGCCAATATCACGGCTGACGGTACGTATACCGAGATTATCACAGCGGGGTCAACGGGCGGTATTGAGATATTCGCCATTAACTCAGGCATGGGTGCTGATTTCGAGAATATTTCAGTAACCAAAGTAGGTGAAGACGTAATCACCAGCCGCAAAGATTTCGTAATGCTAGAGTCATGGCATGAGGTTATCAGCGATAAGGGGGTAGTTTATCCATTAGGCAATGTGCAGTATGGCGCTACTACGTGGGAAGGTATTACCCTGTCTAATGGTTTAGTAGCCCAAGGGTACAGTGCCTTTGGTGAATGGGATGCTGTTACAAAAGGCTACGGCGCAACATGGTCAGCACTAAGCGAGGCCAACAAAGCCACGTTCTTAGCCGACCCAGAAAACAATATATATTTGAATGTCGATGGCGACTATGTACAGGTGCGCTATCGTGTGCGTGTTATTGAAGGGCTGGGTGATGATTGGTCTAATGTTGATCCGCAAAGCATCGGCATTATTAGTTATGATAGCAACAGCGCTACCAGGGTAAAAATTCGGCAGGGCAACACTACTGTCGATGATTTCAGCTCGACTATAAACTTATCATACCGCGCTTCAAACGATGCAGAGGTTGCGCTGTCAACTAAGAACGCAGGGCTTTACGGTGTTAATGACGACGCTGGTGTTGATGCCCTACGCCAGTTTTCAGCAGCCATCCCCATTGCCCTAGTGCAGCGCAGGAACCTCGGCACGTACCACCCAAGCTTTAACCCATTCGGTACGGGTAAGCAGATAAACACAACAGTTAATGGGTGGGTGGATTGGTATTCTTCTGTTGCAGAACCCGCCTTTTCAACAGAGCAGTGTTTGACCAGATTAGCCGATGGTGGCTTACGGGAAAACAACGGCGCTATAGGTGATATATCGGGTGGCACTGCCGGTGCTGGCAGACCAGACGAACTTTATTACAATGCAATCTACGCAGCAGACGTAACCGATCTACGTAACAGCGCCCGCGCTGATGATAAGAGCGTGGACTACTGGCTTAATAAAGCAGTGGCTAATGACCTGCGCCATTACGTGAATGAGGGTACGCCTTATACGGTTGTTAAAAATAGGGGTGTTGTTGAAGCTTACCCCACCAACACTCTCGCAGGTTTGGCCGTTACTGTCGGAGATTCTAACGATTTTGCTATTGGTGACTTTGTTGTATTTATAAACCAAGCAAACGTAGCAGTAACGTATGGTTATGTTTCAGGGGTGACAAGCTCATCACCCGACTACATAAACTTAACAGACACCTACACCAACGCGATAGCCAATGTTAACGATGTAGTTTGGACAAGAACCCTTGGCGACGTTTACACAATCCTAAAAGTCGAATACCAAAAGCATGAACGCGAAACTTTAACGTGGACTGATGTTATCGGTGATCCTGCGAATTACCCTAGACAATGGACGGGGGTTATTGATTGGACAACAGCGGATGGCTCGCAAACCGTGACAACGGGCAGCGTGGTAGAGATCACCGCAGCCCCAGTTGCAGGCACCATTGGCAATATTTATATGAGAATAGGTGCCGACTTAGGCCCTATTGATTTAGCTACCCTTGACTACACCACCACGGCAACGTGGACAGACCTTGGCACCAAAGCCGAGTTCTTAGCCAATGCAAAAGGCTTTGAAGGCTTCCCGCTGTTGTATGGTGAGGGCGGTGAGGACTTGATACCTGATGGCACACTTCAAGCTTTCAAAATGAGCCGGAAAGTTATCGACGCGCAAGGGTTGAATTTTACCGACGACGGTGGTGTTAATTGGACACACTCTACCACTTGGGATGCTCAGATTGAGGGGACAAATAACTCAAACGAAACTACTGATGTAATAGGGCGTGTGCGATTAGTTAACTACGAAACCCCCGCCCATATCTTTACAGATAGCGACAATGCGGCGGTGTTTGATG